TACTGCCGCAAGTTTATCAAGTGGGTTACCATCATAGGCAACACCACTAATGTCATTTGTTTTAAGCCAGTCACAAGCTGCCTTAAGATCTGCTGTAGTGGCTTCACCAGATTTAATACGAGCCAGAAACTCTTTTGTAACAAGGTTATGTAGTTCGTTAAATTGATCTTCTGTTGCCTTTTTCTTTTTCATATTGCACCTTTGTATTTTTCAACAGGAATACGTGAAGGCTTAAGCTTGATTTCTTTACTTTTAAAAGGTTTAATTTTTAATTTATCCAACAAGCTTTCTAAAAGATTAGGTTCAGAAATAGTGTAGCCAGATGTACCAGGCATACGGTCTCTAGTACCAGAACCAGCAAAACCCATTGGACCTTGATAATCTTTTATTTTATCAGTTTTACCGCCAGCCATCGAAAGTTTAGCTGCTAATGCATCAAGTTCAGCGGTTTTTTGTTGTTTTTTTAAACGTTCAATTGGATCTAGCTCATGTAAAGCAGGATTACGTTTTTGAAGTTGCTTTGGTTCTGGTTTTTTCTTTTTCATTATCACTCCAAGGTGAGTTAAGAGAAATGGACCAGCCATCCTCACCGAAACTTTTAGTCTCAGTAAAGGTAGGCTGATCCACAGTTGAATCAGGTAATGCAAGATCAGACAGAGCCTTGTCTACAGCTTCTCTTGCTATTACTTTTTTGGCTTGAGTGAATTGATAGCAGTAAAGACCAGTTGAATAACAGAGTTATCCTTCAGGCTAGACATACCGATCACTTCAGATGCAGCAGCTACAATCACCCAAAAAATAGGGGAGTTAAGAATTGCGAGAATTTCCATTTGTTAGAATACCGTCTAGTTTTTGTTCGATACGAATCATGTGAGCTTCCACCCGTTCTAATGCAACTGAAAACTCTGTCTTACTAAGATATTCCTTAGCAACACGTAGTTCAACTGCATCAACCCGGCGGCTCACCTCACCAATCCGTGAGTGGAGCCGGTTGGTAAGTATAACTAACCCTGAAACTAGGGCTACACCTGCTGAAACCGCCGCTTCAATCATTAGATTTTACTCCATATGTAATTAGTCATAATTATTCGTGGTATTAGTCGGGGACACTAATGGGTCGGGTTAAGGCACAGGAATTGCTGTTTTGTACGGGTGATCAGCAGGGAGGTTGGCAGTGAGTCCCCATTTGTGGGCTAGGTAACCTTCAAGTTTTTGGCGGGTAGATACGTCCGGTTGAGTGTTGAAAATGAGTACTTCGCACATGTCTCCCGTAAAATCCAAACTAGAACTAACAGGGTCTCTGCCGATAATAAGCGCATAACTGCTATCGCTTAATGAGGCAGCAGGATTGGTGGCGGAATTGCTACTAAAAGAGGCTCCACCATCTACTATTTGTATGGTTCTACTTGTGGCGGTTCCATTGTCCGTATCAATATAAGAGCTAATTATGTGATACGTTCCGGGCGTCATCTTGTCGCTAGTATTATCAAAAGCCGCGTAATTCCCTGCTGATCCTGTTGAAATCCTGGCGCTTAAGGCATTATTTCTTGAAAACGCACTTTGATCGTCATACCCAATAAAATAACCAATGTCGGCACTTGCAGCTCCGCCGGTGCTTAAATATGTGTGAGCAGCATTAGGGTTGTCTCCTGTGCTTCGACAGCGCGAAACAATAAACACTGATGAGCTAGTGCCATCATGTAAAAAGTTCCATGTTGAGTTAGTGCCAGCGGTCAAGAAATGCTGTGATGCAGCAGTAAACCGCACGGTATTCAAACCGTTCTGAGCGGCAGATTGATATACGGGGCGATTGCCTGCTGTGCCTTGAGTAGCGTTCCGACTGTTGCCACTTTTATCGTTCCACTGACTTACAGCACTGCTCACCGTGGTCACGGTGCTTGCATCAGCAGCATCAAGCCACAGCGCCGTGGTGATGTCGGCAGGAGTCCAGTTGTTCTTCTGCGTTCCTGTAATAATCCAGCTCATCGCAACACCTCCGTTTGATTAGTGGCAGTGACTACTGGGGCGTCTAGGTTTGTGTAGGTCATGGGATTGCCACTCCGATTGCGTTGATAAGGTCGGTGACGCGGGCATCGAGAAGGGCGAGGTCTAGGGATTCGCCGATGCTGTAAAACGCAATAGTAGAAGAGGAATAATGGAGCAATCCCAAATCTCTGTAGTTGGTAACAAATACCGTGTAGTTTAAGTTAATTCCAGAGGTGCTTACGGACGTGGCGGATGCTGTCGAAGATACACCGTTGTATCTCAACAAAACATTAGATCCGTTCGACCTGCCAGCAGCCATAAACCCTGGTGTCAATGTCGCTGGTTTGTTGATCTGCAATGTGCGAACGCCGTATCTCAACTGAGATGTAAAATAACCAAGCCGCGTAAATCCGACACCAGAATCGCCTGCACCAGCATAATTTTCTTCAGCGTTTATAGCGGAAAGAGCGGAAAAATGCAACGCTATATGGTTGCTGTTCTGCGGGTCATCACTATAGGATCTTTCTGTATCCAAATACTTCGTACTCCCATCCCCCTTTAGCCCCGTCTCCCGGTTGTAATCACCAGCCACGAAATTGTAGATCGTCGGCGCTGTACCTACCAATGGAACTAAAGCACCAGCCAGCGTACGAGCACCAGCCAAGATACAACTAACTTTAATCGCATTCCAGATCCCATCTGCCTTGCAACCAAGCACGAAGTTATCAATCGCAATCTTGACCTTTTCTTCCAGTGATTGACCGTCTGCCGTTTCTACAGCAGTGATGTAAGCAGCAGCGTCAGGATCCATCGGCTGCCACGTTTGGCGGAGGGTGAGCTTACCAGGAACATAGATAGGCATTAGTTCACCTCCCCAGGACTGGTAGTGTTGGAAACTTGTGTGTAGGTCATGGTATAGCTGCTCCGATAGCGGTGATTAGATCTGACACGCGGGTGTCAAGAAGGGCGAGGTCTAGGGATTCGCCAATGGAGTAGAAGGCGATGCGTCCTGTCCCCGAATTGACATAAATCTCAGTACTGCTTGGAGACGAAGAAACAGCATTAACAACAACTGAGGAACCACTAAATCTTGCTGTGGCGTTCGCCGAGGAGCTTCTATTTGCGCCTACGAATCCAGTTGCAATGCCACCATTGGAGATATTTGTGTTGATTGAGTAGTTGACTCTTACATTTAAGTTCGCTGGTACGTCTCCCCGTCTTGTAATTCTTGATTGGCTATCCGCACTATTTATGTACTCACATGGCGCCGATCCAGTTGCTTGGATATAAACAGTCATATGCTTGCTATTTTGCGGATCAGCGTTGTTATTCCTATTGCTGTCTAAATACTTCGTACTACCATCTCCAACCAACCCCGTCTCTCGGTTGTAATCCCCAGAGACGAAGTTGAAGTTCGTAGGTGCAGTCCCCACCAGTGGAACCAAAGCTCCAGCCAATGTTCTAGCGCCAGCAAGAATGCAACTCGCCTTAATAGCATCCCAGATGCCATCATTCTTGCAGCCAAGGACAAAATCATTGATCGCCCTGGCTACACCAAATTCAAGATCCTGTCCATCGGCTGCCTCCACAGCAGCGACATACTCCACTGCTTCAGGTTCGGTCAGTCCGTTCCAACCAGGCACCCATCGCAGCGTCATACATCACCTCCATCGGGCTCAGTAGTGTCGTTGTCTACGACTGGTGCCACCCAGTTCGGATCATATGGGGTGCCATCAGGATTGAACTGAGGCGGGGTAGGACCAACGTAATACGGTCCAACTTTAAGGTCTTGGCACACCTTTGTGGCCATACTTGTGGCATAAGCGCCCACCACTTCCTCAGGAGAGATGCCTTCAAGTGAGGCAGTAGCGATGATGCCGGGGACGAGAGTGTCGTCGATAGAAATTGTGAAGTTAGTCATAATCAAACAGCAGCGATTGAGAGTGTTCCACCGTTTGCCACGGTGAGGCGATAGCGGGTGCCATAAGGTGATGCAAGGATGATGCCTGCACCAGCACCACCGATTTCTAGTTTGTCTCCTGGGGTGCTAGTGGCGATACCAAAATTGCCGGAGCTGTCGAGGCGGGCGCGTTCGATTGCGTTTAAACTACTTCTCCAAACAAAGTTTCCATGGAAGCCTCCTCCGAAAGAAACATCAAAATACATCGTGCTTTGGACAGCACTATCGTTTCGGATGGACGAGTTTGCAGCCAGTCGCAGGCCAAGCTGGCTGGGAGCATTCGTTCGGATGCCACCATTTACATCAAGCAAGTAGCCAGCGGTAGGACTCGTAGAGCCAATCCCTACTTTGCCATCCCCCTGCACCACCATCTGGCTTGTGCCGTTGGTTTGCAAATCAAGGAGACGACCAGCAAACCCACTCGCTGCATTAACACCAAGACCAGTACCGTCGGTGCTCCACGCAGTCGAAGTCGTACCAGTGGGTTCAATTAGCAGTTGAGGCTTAGTCGTGGTAGACGTGCCACCAGTGAACCAGGAGCCAGTGAAGCTAACAGGAGGAGTGGATGCAGCACCTGCAAGGCTGATATTGATTTCATCAGTGCTGCCGATGCTTGCAGAAGTAAGGCCAGCTTGAGCACCAGCATTGTTATAGGTAACTTGCCCAGTAGACCCAGCAACCAATGCAACGGTGCCAGTGGCATCTGGGAAGCTGATCGTCCGGTTGGCCGTAGGTGTAACTACTTGAACAGTAGTAGTATAAGTACCACCATCATCTAAAGTAATATCACCACTAAGATCAATTGAATCAAATTCCCCGTTAGGACTGTCAACAAGATCAAGATTTCCAATAAAAGGATTAAACTTAACTCCCATTATCAAGTCCTCACTACAGTAGAAACATTACCAGCAACATAAGTAACAGTAAGGGTAGCTACGGTTGAACCACTAGCACCACCAAATTTATATGTAATTGTCTGATCCCCATCAGTCGGTGCAGCCGATGGAGAGATTGAGATGTAATCGTGTTGCGGGATATATA